AAAAGTTTGAATTTCCGTCAATTTTAGAAAATTTGGTCGGGGATTATGAGTGGATTAACTGTGAATTTATTGGTGATAAGTTGATCGAAGTCCATTTTCGAAGAAATCCCGACTTTAGGCATAATAATTCGGTAGCAATACCTCTTTGGAGGGGTGAAAAAGTCCAAAATTTAGAAAATTATGAATATATTGAGGATTCGGACTACTTGAGGCAAGGTTTTTACATCGATAAGGGATAGCAACCCCTTAAAAAGTTCTGTTCAAACCTTAAGTGGGAGAAAACAGATGACAAACCAACCATATCCAGACAGAGATTCTGATTATATGGAGTCAATGTGGGGTACGAGAGGATTGATCACTGACTATTGGACAAAACCTATGAAAAAACAAGATGACAACCTACTGAGAGAAGTCGTTGGAGACCATGTTCATGACTTAAAACGTCAAACCATGCTCCACGAGGGAATTAGAAACGATGAAGATTACGATGATTGGGAGTATGGCACTGAGCCAACTTATGGAAAACCTAATAAATAGGTTTACGGTCTAAAATCATGCCTTTTCATGGCTCCAAATCGTCGTTCTAGAGCATTCAAAGACATATCACTGTCCTTCGTGCCTCATCCAGTCACGAAGGACCTTCCTGTGCTTGTAAATGAACGTGCAATTGCAAGATCTGTCAGAAATTTGGTAGAAACTATTCCAACAGAACGGTTCTTCAACCCAGATTTAGGATCTGAAGTAAGAAGTAGTCTTTTTGGATTCTGTGATTATGGTACAGCATCAATTATTAGTAGTCAAATTGAGCAAACCATAGAAAATTATGAACCAAGAGTTGATAATTTAAATGTTTCTGTCATTCCACGTCCAGATGACAATAATTTTGAAGTTACTGTAGTATTTGACATTGTTGGACAAGATGTACCACCCGCACAAATCTCATTTATTCTTGAGGCAACGAGATAAATGCCATTAACTAAGTTTACAGATCTTGATTTTGATCAAATCAAGGTATCTATCAAAAATTACTTAAAATCCAACAGCAATTTTACGGATTTTGACTTTGAGGGGTCAAATTTTGCCGTTCTAATTGACACGTTAGCATATAATACCTATATTACGGCATTTAACTCCAATATGGTGGTAAATGAGTCATTTATTGACTCTGCAACCGTTAGAGAGAATGTTGTTGCTTTAGCAAGAAATGTTGGATATGTCCCTAGATCAAGAAAATCATCTAGAGCAAGGGTAAATTTTAATATTGAGTTTACGGGAACCAGTCCAACGGTAACTTTGGATGCGGGATTAGTTTGCATTGGTTCTGCTAGCAATAGTTCGGTAGTTTTCTCTGTTCCAGAAAGTATTACTACAAATGCTATTTTAACTGGATCTGCTACTGATGGAAGTGGTCCAAGAAGAGCTAGTTTTACCAACGTTGATGTATACGAAGGTACATACGTAACGAATGCTTTTGTGGTTAATGGTTCTGTTGACCAAAGATTTATTTTAGACAATCCTGGAATTGATACATCACTCATTAGAGTGACTGTAAAAGGTCCTCAAGAAACTGTTGGTAGAGAATACAGGCAAGTTGAAAATATTTTAAACATTACTTCCGAATCAGAGATCTTCCTTTTGCAAGAAGTTGCGGATGAAAGATACGAATTGCTTTTTGGTGATGGGATTTTTGGTAAAAAGTTAGAAAATGAAGCAATAGTTGATGTAACATACATTATTACCAATGGTGCATCTGGAAATGGACCAAGAGTATTTAACTTTAGTGGTTCTGTAAGCAATAGTAATGGTGCTTCCTTCTTACCATCAAATACGGTTGCTGTAACGACCGTAGAACCTGCTAAAGACGGGTCTGACATTGAAGAATTGGACTCTATTAAGTACTTTGCTCCAAGACTGTATTCATCGCAGTATAGAGCAGTTACTGCAAAGGATTACGAGGCAATTGTTCAGAGAATTTACCCAGATACCGAATCCGTTTCTGTTG